ATCCAAGAAGAATGGCAATCAGGATAAACGTCTTCCATGTTACGAGATTCAGTGTGACGACCACGATAAGTTAGATACATACCGTCCCAGAAGAATTGGTCTTTTTCAAATTTTGTAGCCATGATATAGTTCCTTTTCATTCCTTATATTAATAATATAATCTTTTCAGAATGAAATGTCAACTCTTTTTTGCATTTTTTTTCAAAAAAAGTAAAAAATTTTATGATTCTCTTATAACAACTAAATCAGTAATTTGTTCTTCTGTCATATCAGTAAAGTGCGCTCTACCAAATGTCATGATTTCTTCCATAGAATCGCCTTTTACAACGCCGTTGTCAATGAAACATAAATGATCTGCTGCAAACTCAATAAGAGTCTTTTGCTCTCTACGGTTACTTGGCCAAGAAATTTCGATTGTATATAACATTTTTTTCTCCAGAATGTGATATGATTAGATTCATAAGGAATGAATTGTCTAGTTCTCTACCATATATATTTTCTGCTAATTCTTTAAGCGAATTGTACTCATTAGCAGCAAATGTATAAATTGAATTTTCATCAGACTCATTTGTTTCTTTTGATAACACTCGGCAGTTTAGACCATGTGCTTGCTCTACTACAAAATCATGAGTAATTCCGGTTTTAAATTGATGTTGCATGGTATACATGATTAATCCTTTTCATACATTTCTTTGTATTTTTTTCTTACTGATAAGAAGTGTTCCATATAATCAAACACTGGAACTTTAAACACTAATGGTTCATTACCATCTACAGACATGATAATCACGCCTTGTTTGATTGGTACACCAGTTCTTTCAAGGAAAGCTGCAGCATAGAAAAACATCTGAATAAAGTAGCTTGTAATATCTTCTTTTTTCTTTACTCGACGAGATGTTTTAAAATCGATAATTGATAGCTCACCATCAAATTCTGCAATACAGTCAACTTGACCCGCACACTTGAGTTTATCACTGTAAAGGAATTCTTCTTGGAACCAAACATTATTTAAACGTTCGTCAAGAATTGGTTTAATATCCATAAAGGAGGCAAGATTAGCAGGCATGGCTTTGCCTTTCCAATCTTCTACATTATCGAGATAATCTTCGGCAAGTTTATGAACCGCGGTACCACGACCAGCGGCTTGACGAGAAATCTTATTGGCTTCTTCTTCGCCAACTCGTTTTCGCCATTCCATAATTGCTTGTTTGCTGAGAATAGAAAGAACGGTCGTAATCGATGGATAAGCATTACCATCTTCGGTAAAATACTTACGACCACTCTCAGTTGTTTGTCTTGTCAGTTTAGGAAGTACAATCCCATGATCTACATGAGTAAACATAAGTCACCTTTTCATTTCATATTGTTTACATTATATCACATATGAAACAAATGTCAACTATTAAACTGTAGCCCAACTTACTCCGTTATAAAATTGTAATGCAGGAATTTGGCTATTGTATATTACCATTCCAGCTACAGGATTAGAAATTGCATCTCTTTCTGTTGTGGTAAAGCTTGGGAAAATAACTGGTCCAACATCAAGTTTAATTCTGTCAGCAGCAATCATTACTTCGTTATTTGCAACATCATTTAATGATTTACCAGCACTTGCTTGAATCAACACACTTGGTGTAACCGAAGCATGACCAACTTGTAAAGAATTTCCAGAACTAGGATTAATTGTTAGATCGCCAGAACCGCTTGTAACCTGACCAGTTTGAATATAGTTAACATTCGTAATGATATTGTTTCTTGCATCAAGGTTGCCACCAAGCTGTGGAGTTGTATCTTCGATAACATTGTTTAAGTTGCCAGTTGTACCAGATGGACCTTGCAAACCTTGAGCAGAAGTAGGACCTTGCAAACCTTGAATACCCGGTCCGCCGCTAGTTCCTTGAAATCCTGTTGTGCCTTGAAAACCTTGTGCACCTTGTAAGCCTTGTAAGCCTTGAGCACCGTCTTCGCCATCTACACCATCAATACCACCAGATGGGCCGGCAGGACCATCGGCACCTTGAATACCCTGTGGACCATTGTTTGGACCTTGAATACCTCTTGTACCTTGAATACCTTGTGTAGATTGTATTCCTTGGAAACCTTGAACACCTGCGCCTGCAATACCCTGAATACCTTGGAAAGATACGCCTTGCATACCCTGCGCACCTTGATTAGCAACACCTTGAACACCCTGTGGGCCTGCACCGCCTTCATCTCCATTTGCGCCTTGTACACCTTGAATACCTTGAGTACCTTGCCCAGTGTCGCCTTGAATTCCAAACGGGCCTTGCAAGCCGGTAGTACCTTGAACACCTTGAGTGCCAGTATCACCTGTAACACCCTGAATAGAAAGACCATCGGAACCTTGAAGGCCTTCAGTACCTTGTGTACCTTGTATTGCTTCGCCATCTTCACCTTGAATAGATTCGCCTTGGATACCTTGAGTACCTTGAATACCCGATCCACCAGTAATGCCTTGTACACCTTGAACAGATCCAGCTGGTCCTTGAACACCTTGAGGACCATCTGGGCCATCACCACCATCTGTACCTTGAAAGCCTTGAACTGACTGCGGCCCTTGAACGCCTTGAACACCCTGAGGCCCTGTTCCACCAGGACCTTCATTACCTTGCATACCCTGAATACCTTGGTTACCAAAACCAGCAGGGCCATCGTTACCTTGAATGCCTTGAATACCTTGAGCGTCTCCTGCGATACCTTGCGGGCCAGGTTGGCCAGGTTGTCCGTCAAAACCTGTAGAACCTTGTAGACCTTGAATACCTTGAGCTTCAGCCGCAGAACCTTGGAAACCTTGAATACCTTGTGGTCCAAAATCTCCTACTTCACCTTCTGGTCCTTGAGTACCTTGCATTTCAGCAGCTGGGCCCTGAATACCTTGAATTGAAGAACCAGTAGTACCTTGTGTGCCGCCAGTACCTTGAACACCTTGCAGACCTTGCATAGATCCAGCTGGTCCCTGAATACCCGGCTGTCCGTCTGCGCCGTCATCGCCATCTGCACCGGTAGCTCCAGTAAAACCTTGAACACCTTGAAGGCGAGTACCTTCAGGACCTTGAATACCAGCAGCACCCGCCGCACCTTGAACACCGCCGCCAGATTGGTTTACGAATGTAAAATTGCCGCTGCCGTCAGTAGAAAGAACTTGTCCTGATGAACCATCAGTAATTCCTAAATCTGTTAAATCGCTAGGAATAGATGGTCTACCAGTTAAACTTGAATACGCGAAATCCTGGCTAAAAGATGCGTTAAATGTAATACTATCTGCACCCGCATCTGTCGTAATCGACATATTTGTTCCGGCAATGAGCGTAATAGCGTCTGTTGCCTGATCTGCTGCTACGGTGGTTTGACCAGATACTATAAACTCTGACCATGCGTTTTGATTGGCATCACCGCCACCGCCACCGCCACCAGATCCTATTGATCCCCAAGCACCAGAAGAATATCCTTCGAATGAATTTGAAGAAGTATTATATCTAAACATACCTGCAGATGCGCTGCTTGGTCTATCAGCAGTAGCACCAGCTGGAATTTCAATAGCACCTGTTTCGCTGGTACGTGGAGCGATAGCATCAAAGTTATCGTCCATTTCGTTGTAAGTTAAGGCAGACCCTTTATCACTTCTTTTAGTAATAGCCATCTTACGTAGTTTCCCCTAAATCATTATAGTACACACCTACATATGCACTAAAATCTCCTATTGATGTTGGATTTACAATAAATCCTTCTGCTACATATCCTTCCAAAACATACGGAGGAATTGCACTCGACTCTATATTTATATAACCGTCTAATACGTATCCAGCCACAACAAACGCTTCACCGCTTTCTAAAAGCGTGCCTGGATTAGGTTCTACATAATCGTCGTTTACATATCCAAACAGCTCGTCTTCTTCGGGCGTAAGTAAGTAGTCTTCAATACTTTCACCTGGTGGTAAAGGTGATGGAGGACTAAAATCATAAAGTTGAGCTAATAGCGATGCTCGGATAGCTGGATCTGTTTCAGTCTCAAGCTGAGCCGCAATCGCTAAGTAATTTGGCTTTGGCATTTAACTATGAGCAATAACGTTGCCTGATCCTGAAGCACAAGCATTTGCTGGCCAGGAACCATGCCCGCTGGTCGCATCTCCTATTCTATGCACTGGAAAACCACCTGCTTTTACTTTTGCAGAACCACCAACCGCGTTGTCACCGCATGCAGTAGATCCTGCAGTTGTTACGGCAAGCGAACCATTTACTTTTACTTTTGTTTGTCCTGCAACCGAGTACGGTGTTTGGTGTTTTGGGTTAGGCGTTGGCGACGCATGACCAATATGCTTGTCAACACCTTTTCTTGCAATACCTGGCATTTTTCTTTCCTCTTAAAGTAAGAATGGCCCGAAGGCCATCCTTAAACTCCTATGCTACTAGTAATTCTTCTTTTGCCATTATATATTCTTTCACCAACCCCGAACGTACAATATCTTCCGGTTTAAAGGTGATAGTATCGAATACGTCGATTCGATCTAATACTCTTAGAAATTCTGCTAATCCAGAAACGTCAGCCTTGTTTCTAGAAATTTCTAAGTCGTCTTGTTTTGTGTCTCCACAGAATACGATTTTAGATGACTCTCCTACTCGTGTAATAATCGTATCCAATTCGTGATAAGTCATTGATTGGCATTCATCTACAATAATGATTGCGTTATCAAATGTTAGTCCTCTTACGAAAGATGAAGTCATAAACTGCATCATTCCTTTAGATTTTAAAATCTGATATGCATCTCCCCTCCCAAAGAGATCATTCACTATATCAGTATACGGTGCTTCGAAAACAGCTTCTTTCTGAGCCTTTGACCCAGGCATGAAGCCTTGCTCGCGTGTCTGAACCGCAGATCTAATTACGATGACTTTATCATATCCTCCTTTTTGTAGTACATCGTTGAGTGCTAAATACATAGCACACATTGTTTTACCTGTACCTGCTGTTCCGATGGCCGCAATATTGTATCCTTCTCTATATGCATCAAAGAAATCTGCTTGAGTAGCCGTGAGTGGATTAATCTGTCGCATTGAAAATTTTTGATTTAAAATTCCAACTTGATGATCTAGCTCTCTGCTTGCTCGTTGTTTTTCTCTACGAGATAGTCTACGTTGCTGTTTATTTGCCATTAATCGGACCTCCTTGCGGATATTACCATGTATTGATATTATCCTTTTTGTGATGGTGTTTTACGTTTTTAAGTACGTCTTTAAAGTTATCATCTGGCTTTCGCAAGCCGAGTCTAACCGAGTCGCCGATCGCAGGAGCGCCTGTAATTACAGTTTTAAGATGTGGATTTTGTGAGCGATAGTCGTCCAGTTCTGCAATTTTCATTGTTTTCTGAAACTGCTCACCTGTGTTAATATCTTCGAATGTATATGTGGGCATCAATGCTCCTTAATATAAAAAAGGCAACCCCGCACAGAAGATTGCCTCACCTAATCATGTTCAAAAAAGTTTCTGTGCTTACATCTATTTATAAGCTGAGTAGGCTTAAGAGCCTACAATTATCTCATAAATTTCTTTCCAATTTTTACACCGTGGCATATCACCAACTGATGCGTCTTTATTGAAAGGATGATCTACTAGAATTGATTCCAAACCAAGACTTTGACCAAGTACTGCATTTTCTGGTTTATCTTCAATCCAGAAACATCCAGTACCCTCATAAGGAGCGAGTACTTCATCCTTATCAGCGCCGGTATCAACATAAGTATATGACTCAAATACTGTAGGACCAAACATTTCAATCAAGTTTTTAGTACGTAGGTGACCAGCATAAGGGTCAGTACTCAATGAACTAATTACACGAAAAATATATCCATGTTCTTCGTGCAATTTACGAACGTATTTAATAGCATCTCGTAGAGGAGGAAGTTTACGAATCCAAGCTGATTCATTGAACATACGAACTAGACGTTCTTTTTCTACATTTGATAGATCATAGCGAAGGCCAATATCATATTCAGCAGCGCCATTGTCTATTTGTTCATAACCGTGACGTTCCATCCATTGAGTAAACGAATGTACCCAATCAAGAAGAACTCCATCAACGTCTGTTAGTATTACTTTTTCATTTAGCATAGTATCTCACTTTCTTACATAGTATATTCTTATTATAGCAAAAAGGGGATCGAATGTCAACCCCCTTTTTATTTTTATGCGAATAGCATTTTTGCTTGATCTGCAGAGCATTTGTAACTTTTCCCACCACGTTCGAAGATGAACGGGTATTTAGTGTTACGAGCTTTATACTCAGTCAAACGATCGCCGCGGGAATTTTCCATTTTAAGGCCGAGCATTTTAACCATTGACTCAAGTTGGCTATCAGAGCGAGTACGCTTACCTTTAATAACCGCTTTCACTTTAATATCAACTTCAGCTTCACTGAAACGCATATTGCCAACTTCAAACTGAAGGTTAGCACCAAACTTGTCAAGCACTGACTGCATTTCTGAACGAAGAGCTTGAAGAGTTGCTTTGTCAAAGGTTGTTACGTTTTTCATAATATAGGTTCCTTGTTTGATTTACCTTATATTAATAATATAAGTCAAGTCACTGCAAATGTCAACCCTTTTTTTCAAATAAAATGAATTTTTTTTTACTTTTTTCGCTTTAAGTTCATATCTTCATCGTACCATCTTTCAGCAAATTTTTGCTTGCGATCTTTGCGGCGTTGCTTCTTAGTTTTGTCGTTTCTTTTGCGACCAAACTCTTCGTTAGTGCCCCATTCATCGTCTTCCCAAGCTTCACGGAAAGATTTTCTACGCTTTGACATTTTTACTATTCCTTAGTTACCTTCAGGGATTAAATCAGGGAATGCTTCCATTACAGCCTTTTTAGTAAGACCTTTAAAAGATTTCTTACTAATCATATGGACCAATGTGTGTGCATCATCATTATCAACATCTTCTAACAAGCTGATAAACAACTGTTCACGTTTAATTTGGTTTAAATTATCATATCCACCACCCTCGATAAAAATGCGAAGACGCCGCGCTTCTCTGTACAATAGAGATTTTGCTTCATCTTCAAATTCATTTGGTTTCCAAGGAGGAGCCGAATTTGGAATCAAAAATTTAATACCGTCATTATATGTATAATTTAAGATGATTCTAAGTGCGGGATTATCCCACTCTCGCAAAAAATTAATCTTATCTTGTTTTTTGCTGAAAGAACCAGCCTCGGTAATAATTTCTGTAATTGACTTACGAACAGCCATGTTAAAAATCCTGTATATCTGTAATTAAGTGTTTTAGTTTCTTTTTGACAAAGAAGTTGAATAGTTCTCTACGACCAATGTCTTTTTCTTGATTATATTCTTCTAGAATAAGATCTTGATATTTTTGTGGAATTTCATTTAAATCGATCATCATTTTGTTACGATAATATCGACGTAAAGTTTCTTCATCCATGTTTTGTGTACCTTCAGAATATAAAGCCATGCGCTTCTTAGTCATAGCCTTTTGTCTTTCGCCAACGGCTAAACAATTATCTGCAGAAAGAATATTTGGTACACCGTCACCAGTATCACCTTTTAGAATATGTTCTTTTAGGTATTGATCTGGATTGTCACTGCGAATCCAACGTTTACGAATAGGATCGTATTGATCTACGTTAGCATAATTTTGAAGTTGAATGTAATCTTTATCGCCAGATAAGATTAAGAATTTTTCAGCACCAATATTAAGCTCAGAACCATTTTCATGAATTACGGTACCGATAATATCATCAGCTTCGCAATGCTCAATGTGAATTACTTTGTAAGGAAAGTACTCACGCAGTTCATCACGAATAGTATTCATAATTTCAAACAAAGCGCCCCAGTCCATGCCTGATTCGTCACGAGACTTTTTACGATTTGCTTTGTAGTAAGGATATGCTTCACGACGCCATGTATTTTTGCCGTCAGCACAAATTACGATCTCACCATATTCTTCGGTAAATTTCTTACGATTAGATCGTATTGAATTAAGAAACATGTGGCGGATAATGTTTTCATCTGCCGCCACATCTGTGTGGTTACCAATGCTTGCAAATAGCGAAGCAAGAATAACCTGGTTGTAATCTACTAAGATTGCCATAGTTTTTTCTCATGTTATAATTTAATCTACATATTCATATTATATTACGTAGATACAATTGTCAACAACTATTTGAGAACCTCCCGTAATAGCTTATTCCAAAGATTTTGGAAAGTGTTGATGTCATTAGGAACTAAACCAAAACGATCTGATCGTGTAAAACGGTTTAGAAATTGTTCGTCCATTTTCTGATGCTCAAGAACACTTCGAGTAACAGCGTACGCAAGGTTAGCATGACGTGTTGGATCTTCATCCCAATCATACATAATTGTTGCATTAGCTGCAGTCTCAGGTAAAGCACCATAGTTTGGATGGATACATACGCAACCACTCTTAATCGCTTCAATCAAAGCAATGCAAGAGGTCTCTTTCCAAATGCTTGGATACAAGAAAATATGAGCATCATCGAGTGCTTGTAATACCTTTTTATTTGGTACTGATCCATGATAAGTCATATTTGGGTGCTCGTGAATTTGCTTAAACAAATCGTTGTATGGTTCATCACGACTAACCCATCCGTAAATTGCAAAAGAAGAATACACATCAAGATGAATATTTGGATAATCTTTTGATAGTGCATCAATTACTGGATAAACCAATTCAAGTCCACGATGTGGTGTAGTGTGGTAAATAAATCGAATTGTGTCAGTATCTTTTTCTTCTGCTTCATAACGCTTTTCAATTGCGTTTGGAATTACTGAACATTTAGAATATGGAATTCCATATCGTAAAATGTATTGATCTCGCTGCCACGCAGTAACAAAAACAATGCGATCGAATTTTTCCCAACCACCATCTAACAATACTTTGTTTTCTGGATCTTCTGCTAGATCGTGGCAATAGAAAATATTTGGTACATCTTCTGGAATGTCTCGTGGACGAGAAAAATGAATTGCAACTTTGTCCAGTAGTCCTGGTTCTGCTCGTTCTAGAAGTCGCTGCCTCATCATTTCGGTACCGCCGTTTGAGTTTTTAGACAACTCAGATTCTACGACTTTACCTTTATAAATCATACTCATTATAAGTTAAACTCCGTGTTAAATTCTTTTACAGAATCCCATCTAAAAGAACGCCAAGCACCTTTATCAGTATCCCATACTGCTAGGACATCTGGATTTGGCTTTTTCTTTTGAATGTATTCTTCAACGTCTTGTTGTGGAGGAAGCATGCTTTCATTAAGAGTGGCGTGCATTAGACGATTTTCGCCATTTG